CAATACCTACGTTATCATTTGTATTTTTAATAAGCCAATGTTCAAGCTCTCTAGTTACACTAGACTTTCCGAGTCCTGTTCCACCTGTAAGTGTGACCAGTTCTCCCATACGCATACCATATAGTTTTTTATTCAATCCTTCCCAAGGATATGCAATACTTTCTTTTACTTCTCTATGTAGCCAATCATCTTTTTGTGATGATAGTTCCATGATTCCAGATGGGGTATATGTCTTAGCATTCCACCATGCTTGAGTAAACTCTTGAAACTTTTTCTGTTTCAACATGTCGTTAGCATCTTTGAATCCATTAGGGAATGTCATGATTCTAGTTTTGTTAGGCTTTAGTATTTTAGCTACAGCTTTGGCTGCTTCTTTACCTGCCTTATCATTATCAAAACATAATACTACATTATCAAATGATTCAACAAACTCTATGCTTTCTCGTATATCTTTTACAGCAGATGAAGCACCTCGTTTTAAAGATACCACTGCCCACTTACCTTGAAAAAGTTCATGCACTGCCATAGCATCACACTCACCTTCAGTAATGGTTAGATACTTACCACCTGTATTACCATAGAGTTGTTCTCCAAATAAACCTGTGCCTTCAAAAGTTCCATTACATCCAAAGTTTTTATTAGCTACGTATCTTGTTTTAGTTCCTACAATCTCACTACCATTATGATATGGATATATATGTTGTGTGACATTGTTATGAATGTCCTTTATAATCTTAACACCAAACTTTATAGCAGTCTTTTCAGATATATCTCTATCTGTTAAAGCACCATAAGAGCCTACATAGGATGTAAGAAATGTATTATCGGGTTTTGGTTTGCTTGTCATTTCAATTACCTTTCCTGTTGATTCATTGTCATAGTCTGTAAAGAATGTATTACAACTAAAACATTTAGCAGAACCATTCTCATTTAATGAGACAGCATCACTGCTTCCACATTTAGGACAGGGTAATTTGTGTTTAATAAATTGAGTTCTTTCTTGTTGCATTCTATCTCCACTAGAAATGTGGCTAGGCTTTTACACCTAGCCGAGTTATATTTATTCAGATTCTTCAGAGGTTTCTGTGTCTTCTGATTCATCTTCTTGTTCAACTAATGCTTCAGGAGAATCCTTCAACACAGCTTCAAGATTATTTTGATGACCTTGAGAAGCAAAGTTTAATGCTTCAACTAACACATTTAAAGTTCCTATCTTACTGATAGATATGTTAGCACCTGCTTTCTTTTGCTCGTCCTCAATCTTTGAAACATCATAGACTGATTCACCATCATCATTTTTTATAGTAATTATCATGATTAAAATTCCTCATCATCATCAAAAAATTCAGAGCCATCTTGCGATTTATACTCCACCAAGTCTACGATTTGAACAGCTTGTAAGTCCAGACCTTTACCTTTTTTACCTGCATACTCCCAATCGTATTCATTATATTGGACTCTAACTTTAGAGCCATTACCAACAGCAAGATTTACTTCCTGTTTGTTTTGGTCTAGTAATCTAGGAGCAACCCTGACCATACCATTTGGTCCATTGACTTTCCTTTTGATTACTATAGCAGAACCTTCATCCATCTGCTTAATGGTATGTCCACGAGAAGCAAAGTCACTTGCAGTCTCTTCATCAACAACTAAGTTGATTGTGTACATAGGTTCATAAGTTGTATTAGGCTCTTTAATACTAGCCCAATACGCAGTTCCTTCTACTATCATATTTACCTCCTAGGTTTAGTTATTAGAAGTTGGTTTAAAACTGGGAGAGTTTTGAGCTGACTACTCTCGGAGTCATGGACTGAAGCCAAACCAAATAGTTTTATATTTGGAGATAGAGGGCTTAAAGTTCTTTGGTTACTCGATGTCATGTTGCACATTTTACAATATATTTTGATTAATGTCAAGTAAAATATCACTCATTGTGTAAATACTTTCATCTATAAGTTTTACATAATAGTATTCGTCTTCACGCCAACGAACTTCATAAGCTACTTTATTTCCATAACGTTCTTGGTTATTTGCTTTTACCCAAGATTCAAATGTTCTAAATTCATCTTTATCAAATTTTCTAAATCCTTCATACATATTATAGTCTCCACCATGTTGGTTGTTCTCTGTTCTTGTTCCATTGTGCATAATGTTTTTCATGTATTACATAATTCCTATATGCTTTGACTGGGTTATCATCTTTATATTTATCAGGCATAGCCTGTGCAAGTGGTGTCATATTACCTTGATGTATGTTCTTTGGAAATTCCATTAAAGCTTTAGCTAACTTAGTAATACTTGCATGTTCTTTACCATATCTATAAGTGTATTCCATACCAAGTGCTAAGAAATGTGTGTATAACCATTCATAATTACCTCTTGATTGTCTAGCCCAGACAGTGCATGGATGATTTTTATATGCTTCCTTGTAAAGTCCTACACTATCTGCATACTCATCACCATCTAATACTCTGTGTGCAGTACACAACATCTGTGCAGTTTCAAGTGGCATTTTTACTAGCATCTTATCAGGTTGTGCTTCTGCTGACTTGACTGGACACTTATCAAAATAAAATATGTTCATGTTCCCTCCTATTTATTTTTATCTTCAAACTCTTTGTCGGCTATCATCAAGCCAACACCTATCAAACATGATAACATAAAGACTATGACTAATGCAAGTCCTAATATATTACCCATTGTTATTCTCCAAATCTACATGGTCCCCTGTTAAAGTTCCAAGATTACCTGTAGCAGTTTGCTCTTTAAATTTATTATCAACAGCTTCTTCAACTTTTTTATCAACATTAATTTCTCTATCATTCAAAGCATTTCTAAATGATTTGACAATCATATTAAAGTTATTTACTTCTGTTTCTAATTCATTGATAGTATCTTCTAGTAATACAATCTTCCTGTTTAAAGTAGTTATATCATTTGCATTATTTCTAGCGTCTTCATGTACTATAACTACACTAGCATACATAGTTAATACAACTGCAATAACAGTCAATATTTTTATTATAAATAGTTTCATATTATTTTGTACCTCTTTTTATATATTTATAACTATCAGAACTCCACTCTGCATCTAACAATTCTACTAACTCATATTTAAGACTGCTTAAATTATGAATATCAGATAACCATAAATCATTAGTCTCGTGTAAAGTGTTTAACATGCTATCAAGTTTACCTATATATTTAAATAAAGTATCGTACTCACTAACACTCATGTCAATAGTTATTTTGTTTTTTAAAATTTTAGTTTTCATTTACCTTGTCCTCTATATTTTTTAAAGTTAGCTTTTCTATTTTTATTCATAGTAGAGTAGCCAACATTACCTCTACCTTGACTTGTTTTCTTACCTCTAACACCTGTTGCTGAAGTATGAACACTGCTAAACGCTTTTGATTTTACTGCCATTCTATTTTATCCTTTTTTCTTTTGTCGTTATACTCTGTGATTTCTTTGCCATTCATGTATCCTGTTTTAACTTGAGTCCACTTACCCTCATTAAATCTAACCTCAATAAATTTCACACTCTTATCAATCTTTTCTTGTTCTATTTCTTGTCTACGTTTTTCTACTTTATCAGTGTGTTGTGTCATGATATACTTCCTCTACAATTTTAAAAGCATCCTGTAGTTCTGTTTCAGGTATATAACCTCTAAGCTCCCTCAATCTTTTAATGTTCATATTTTCTATATCCCAAGACTTATCATCTACAGTTCTTGTTATACTTTTTATTTCCTCAACCATGTCCATACCAATCATGGTATCAACAGCAGAATAAATAGAATTACAATAAGTTTTAAGCTTATCATCTTTTCCATTTATTACTACATCAACTATGTATTCATCCATTACCTGCTATCTCCTGTAGTTGTTTAAAAGTTTTGATGTTCGGATTACGTTTGATATGTTTCATAATCCATTTGTCTGTCATATAAGATAAGTAAAGTTGTCCTTTACCAAAAGCATGAGTCTGTTCAGGTAATAAATCCTCAACATTATCAACAGTAATAGTTGATGCTTGGTCTTCAGGCAATAAAGTCTGAAGCCACTCAACTTGGATAGGCTTTACTCGTCTACGTAGTTCTTTTATTTTCTTTTGATTCATATTATTTCCATGCTGTAAATTCCATATAAGGTGTTTCTCTATGTGTTTCAGGCAACCATTCTACCATATCTTTTACATCTTGTAAAGTCCAATTAGTTGCTTTTGTTTCTCCCTCATCATCATGAGATAACAACAATGCTTTACCTCCATAGTTAGCACCAATCTCTACCATTCTAAAGTATCTTTGATTGTCTATAAGTAAACCCTCATCATCTATATACATATCTTCATGAGGTGTAAGTCTTACACAATCAAAAGTTCTACAGTCAACCAAAGAATATATTTCTCTATAGTCTCCTGTATATTCAGTCTCCTTTATTGTTTGGTCAAATGGATTTATTAATATTGCTTTCATAAGTTTCTCCTTAAGTTGTTTGATTATAAAACATATTCTCGGCTATGAATCCAAGTATCTCATCTCTGTCATCATCTTCATGTAAACCATAGACATCACAGATTATTCTGATATCTTCTTCAAGTAAGCCTTGTTGGTCTAAGTCTAGAACTTCCTCAAAGATTTGTTCTAGTGCTTGGTCTTTAGTTGTGTTGCTCATTCTATCTCCTGTGTTGTATCTATTTCATCTATTAAATCCCATACATCATCAAAGGCTTCTGATACTTCTACATCACATACCTTTGATTCTACTATTACATTTAATACACTTAAGTTATTTCTTAGTTCGCACCATTGTTTATATGTCATACTACCTCCTATGCTGTATGTATTACAAAGCCACTCATATCTTTACGTGCTTTGCCTTTTGCTTTTAGACCTACAATAACATTCTGCTTGTCTAAAAATCTTAAGTCTGTTTCATCTCCATTGACTACCTCTCTACCTTTAAAATGTATAGGCATATCGCCATTGAATACTACTGCTATGTTGTATGCAATCTTGTCAAACCAATTTGCATACTTCATATTAGCTTCTGAATAGCTCCATGTCAAGTGATAGTTTTTGTAATCAGATACTTTTCTTGTAGGTATCTTGGTGTAATCATAGAACTGAACATCAGGAAACATCTCAAAGATATTCTGTTCATTGACTTTGATAGTCTCCCATTGTATATCACTAGTGCCATTGAGTCTTATGCAAGGAAGCTTGTCTTTGTTGCTACAATATCTTACAAACTTTGTGATATCTGAAATCAAATATTCCATAAAAATATCTCTAGCTTCTAAGAATAATTTAGTCTTACGTTTCCTAGCTTCTTGGATTACATTGGTAGTCTCACCTTTCTTGATGATACCACCACGTCCTGCTGTATTGAGACAGGCTTCCTTACACCCAGCAATGTCTTGATAAGGACATATCTTAGTATTGATTGGACTAAGGTGCATGATAGCAGTTAAGTAATTACTTACTACTTCACCTTTCTTAGTCTTTGGATTGTTAAAACTTAGTAGTTGATAACTCATAGGTTCTCCATTCTTTTAGGTAAAACAAATACTGAATGACAGTAGGAACAACATCTACCTTCTGCATAAGGCTCTGCATTTTCTCCTTGATTCCAATATACTTTACCATCTTCTGTTTTCTTTTGTTCTATGTCACCTTCACAGATAACACACTCTAATATTTCATCAAACATATTTATCTCCTATATATGCATTAAATCATCTACAAATTCTGACATAATCCTTTTTAGTTCGTCAAAATCTTTAGCGTCTCTAATAGTTTTTCTATAGTCTTGAAGACATCTTTTATTTGTTTTACTGTCATAAGTTCTATATGCTAATGCTTCTTGTATTCTATATTTAATTGTAGATACAATCTTTTTTTCTAATTCATGTTCATTTAGTATGCTCATATTATCTCCTGTTAAAATTAAAGTCGGCAGGAGTAGTGAAGGTTAATTAGATGTTTATTTTATAGTCTTTTCCTGACTCACGCTTACTACTCCAATGCCTGTAGTTTTAGTCAATTTTATTTATATGTGGAGACATGGATTTCGCCAAACGACACATAAATTTTTAAGCACCAAATTGACTAGCAATATCATCAATGATACTTGATAATTTATCTTTCCAATCAGGTGATATAAGAGCTATTGCTAACTTTCTTTCAATGTTTCGCATTGTATCCCAATGATTATCAGTCCAAGTAAGTTGACCTGAACCATTATAATATCGACTTACAGTAGTAAGTTCAAATTCATTTTTACTTATGTTATTATTAAACTCTTTAACAAGTTTACCTATAATATCTCTAGTGTTGGTCATAGCTTTGTTTAGTTCCTGACTTTGTTTGTCTAAATCTGCTAGTTCATCTACTACAGCTTGTATATCTTTATATTTTTTAGTTTGTTCTAGTTCTTTTTGAATAACAATATTAGTTTCCTGTATCTTTTGATAGATTTCAGTAGCTATTGCTTCTTGTTCAAATTTTCTCATCTGTGTCATAATTATCTCCATAAATTATTAGTTAAAATTTTGAATGAGTTTATTTTATTCTCAAAACCCATGTCTGCAAAAGTAGAGAGCAGTCTTTTAAGAAAACAACCTAGCGAATCTAAGTTTCATTCTTCCAAAGAAACTACCAGTCATTAAGATTTGATAGTCTTTGAGAGCTTCTAAAACTTCTTGGACATCTAGATTATTAGCCACTTCAAGTATCTGCATACCTTTGTTGTCCTTACCAAGTGGTGTAGGTCTTACAAAGTGTAGAGGTCTTGAAGGCACTCCTCTTTGTTGATAGATTGAAACTTTACCTGAATGATACCCTAAAAAAGTATCACCAACAGTAGTCTCATTTCTTTCTTTATTTTTTCTTACTCTAACTATATTTACTCCAAGTGAGTTAGCAAAGTTCCAAATTGCTTTTTCACCTATACTAGCTCTATCATAGATAGATTTTACAGTTTTAGTATCACGTTTACCATATACATATTTAGCCATTTATATCTCCTTTTTATGATGGTGGGTTTAATTTAACAGAGACTGTGTAGCCCTCTGTCATGCTTTCAAAGTTTGATAAAACTTCATTTACTTCTTCTTTCAAAGAATCTGTTTCAGACTTTAAATCAAATTTAATATCTTCTAAATCAATTGACTCTACTTCATCTATTCTACATTCTAAATCACTTACTGTGTATTCAAGACTTTCAAAGTCATATTTGAGGTCATCACATTTAGATTCTAAATCTCTTATGCGTTCTAAAGAGTCATTCCATTCTAAAATTAATGATTGAATTTTAGTATCAATACCTAACCATTTTTGTATTAATTTTTTCATATCTATCTCCATATTTATTGTTAATATTAAAAGTGTGAGTAGAAAATATGCCACCCATTATACTTTGGTGAATGCTACAAATTCTACTCACAAGGCAGTTTTGAATGATTGCCCCAGCATTAATAAATCTATTTTTTACTATAAACTAATTTAGCAGTTGCTTTGTCTTTAACAAAACAGTTTACAGTAAATCTACGTTCAACATAATCGTTTACATTAAAATCATAATCTCTTGAATGTATTACGATATCTCTTGTTGAAAAGCCTGTCAAGTCAGTTCTGGGTTTTACTTCTATTTTTACTACATTGTGTATATTTATATCCATGTTTATCTCCTATACTGTTGGGTTAATATCTTCAGCTAATTCGTTATTAGCTTCAATGGTCTCAGCTTTTAATTCCTGTTCGGTCATAAAATCTAAAAATTCTAAATGGTCTAGTTCGTCCATATTTATCTCCTAATTTACTTTATTAATTTTAAAGTTTTCAACATCAATAGCTTCAACTTCTGTAAAAAATTCTATAATTCCTTTCTTTTTACTTTCAGCTTCTACAAATGTTTCTTGAATTTTATAGTCTGAATTTACCCAAACTATTCTATACTCGTTTACCCATGATATTTTTTCATTATCATCAGTAATATCTAAATAATCATTCATTTTTATCTCCTATATTTATAAGACTTTGAAGTCTTGCTGTGTCGTTGTGGTTCAAATTATAACCTTTTTGCTTGGTCGTTGTCAAGCGTCTTAACAAATTTAAAGTATATACTTATATTTAAAATTGTTGAATCGTCCAAACTGTTCCCATTTCCATAGTGGTGTCATTCAAAAAGTCAAAGGTTGATTTAACAAACAGATGTTTCTTTTTATTAGACATATGTCTATATATTATTGACCTATCTTCTTTGAAACAATTTTGTCCCTTTACAACATAACCTAACTCATTGATATATCGTTCTAATTTATCAAAGCTGTTAAATTTTTTTATCATAATTATCTCCAATCGTTTTAAAAATTAAGCAAGGAATGTTCCCTGCCAAGCCGACACCCATTTTAGCGAAGCCACCGAAAATGTCAAGCGTCTTAACAAACTTAAAGTATATACTTATATTTAAAGTTTGCTGATTTTTTAAGTATAATTTTAAAGTTTAAATTTAAAGTTATCCACAGGTTATACATACTTATCTACAAAATATATACAAGTTATACATAAATTATCCACAGCTTTTGCCTTCAATTTAAAGCCCCCGCCTTTCTAATAACACCCTATTAAGCTTTAAAAACTGCCCTCAATCTTAAGCCCCCGACAACCTTTTTTAAGACTCGAGTTTAATCTTAAACTTACTTAACTTACTTACTTCTTTGGTATGGTCGTATGCCATATAAAAAGCCATCTCATTTAAGTAAGCTGAGAAGATTTGAGAGTTCTTAAGTTATGATAAATTCTAGGCATAAAAAAACTCTCTCACTTGAAAGGCGAGAGAGTTTCGAAGAGTTTAGCTATTCTCTTTTAGATACAAAGCAATCTTATCAAGATATACTTTTGGAAGGCTTTTAGCTTGAAGAATCGTATGAGCTTTCTTAAAAGTAAGTCTTTCATCTTTAGCTAAACTATAAAGGCATCCAGTAATTTGCTTTTGAAGTTTCCAATTCATCTTGGTTCCTTTCTTAGCAAATTTATATCCTATTGCTTGACATTGTCTGAACGAAGCAGGTGCTGAAGTTCTGTCTTTATCAAAGCTATTTATATCAAATGTATTTTCCATATTATACTCCTTTAAGTAATGGATTTATAAATACTTGCAATATAATCTTGCAAGTGGTTAAGGTCGTCAGTATTATTACCGACTATTCCTAAAGCTTGGATTCCGTTTATCATCAAAGCTAATACGTAATCTTTTGCTTGAGAAACTGTTTTAAATTCTAAAGTCTCGTTGTTTGAAAAGGTAATTAAAATCATAATAAATCTCCTATATGGTTTGCAGAGATTGTTAGGTTTTTAAGTTGCAAATGCTTGAGTTTTGCGTAGCAAAAGTTTTATAGATTTCCGAGTCTTCGAGGAAATACTGTAAACATTTGTCACTTTAAAACCTTTACAATATCGTAAACCAGCTTCAATAGGAGATTATTATGACAATTTTAATAGCTTTTCATGAGACTTTAGAATTGTTTCTCAACAAAAGTTACTTTAAAGCCTGATAAACTTCCAAGGTTTGATAGTCGGTAAGACGACCATAACCACAAAAGATTATCAAGTATTTATACCATTACAATTGTATAATATGGAAATACTTTGAGTGCTTTGATGACAGAACAAAGCTTTGCAAGTGAGTGTCAAGCTATATAAATTTGCATAGAATCAAGATGAATTGAGAAACAAGAAAGCAACTTGAAAGGCTTTATAGTCCTAAAGATACTTGAGTTACTTCATTGCGAAGTAGATTCTTCAAGGTAACAACAAAAGTTTCTTGAAAGCTTTGTATCTTTAGAATAGCCTGAGGAACTCCGAAGCCTTTCAAGTGAGATAGAAACCATTGAGGTCTAAAGTTATCGTCTCTCAAATCTTCTCAGGGGGTAGGCAGGAGACCATGCCCCTCCACCTATATATCTATAGCATGATTATACATTATACAGGAAAATGACCATTAACCAGAACTAGTTAACGCCCCGACACTAAAACTCTAAAATCTTTAAAGTCTTTAAAGGTATTTTTAAACGCACATGACTAATCCTACCTAATAGGCAGTCAATTGTTTTATGAGGACTTCTCTGGGGGATATATTGACCGTGGGGGACCACAATGTTATTGTACACTTCAAATTCACTTTTGTCAAGTCTTTTGAGAAAAAAGTTAAAAAACTTAAAAAGACTTGACAAGTTTTAAATCAAACGGTATACTAAATGCATGGCTATATTACCGACTATAGATAATAAAAGTAGAAAAAGAGAACTAACTGAAAAGCAACAGTCTTTCCTCAATCATCTAGTAGATACTCATGGTGATGCTAAAAAGGCTGCTGAACTTGCAGGTTATACTTCTCATTACCATCACGTTGTAAAGACTTTAAAGTCTGAGATACTAGAACTCACTCAAGAGATATTAGCTAACTCAGCTCCTAAAGCTGCATTTAAGGTCGTAGAGATAATGGATTCTAAAAGACCTATAGTACAGGCTAATAACAAACTAGCTGCTGCACAGACTTTACTAGATAGAGTTGGAGTTTCTAAAGTAGATAAAGTAGATGTCAATCATAATGTAAATTCTGGTGGTATCTTTCTTATGCCTGATAAAGCCCCTTTAGACTTAGAAGAAACTGAAGATGGTGACTATGAGGTAGTTGATAATGACTAAATTATGGATAACTGAATATGTAGATATGGACAATAGAACATCTTTAGGTCCATACATTAAAGCAGAAACAGTTGGTGAAGCAAATAGAATAGCTATACAATACGGGTTGTTAGTACTTGGAGAGATTCAAGAACTACAACACGACATACAATTAGAAGAAAAAGTAGTCCACTAGGACTAGGCGGTACATTAAAATGGCTAAAAAGAAAGACCCAAGACTAGAAAGAGCTGGAGTATCAGGTTATAACAAACCTAAAAGAACTCCGGGACATAAAACTAAATCACACATAGTTGTTGCCAAAGAAGGTGATAAAATAAAAACAATTAGATTTGGACAACAAGGTAAAAAGGTTGGTAGTCTTACAGGTACTGCTGGTAAACCTAAAGCTGGTGAATCAGCACGTATGAAAGCAAAGAGACGTTCTTTTAAAGCAAGACACGCTAAGAATATTAAGAAAGGAAAAATGTCAGCAGCTTATTGGGCTGACAAGGTTAAATGGTAGTCAAAGGAGACTAATGGTAGTATGAAGAAATATTTAGAAAAGTTTCATAAGTTTATGAAATGTACAAGAATACAAAAAGTAATTAAAAAATTTATAAAATAATATGCCACACGCAGGACACTTTAAATTCAAAGCCTTACACAAACAAAACAGTAGATTGTCTATGAGACGTAATCAAGGTAAACCCGGTAATATTACTCGTGATGAGTTTAGTAAGAACTGGGACAAAATCTTCGGGAAGTCCAAAGGACTTGATAAGAAGAAAGGAGATGATAATGCCAAGAAAAACAACGACTAAAAAGAAGTCGACTGTAAACAAAGCCGGTAACTATACGAAGCCGACTATGCGTAAGAGGCTTTTCGAGAAGATTAAAGCTGGTACTAAAGGTGGTAAAGCCGGACAATGGTCTGCTCGGAAAGCCCAGCTTCTTGCAAAAGAATACAAAGCTAAAGGTGGAGGCTATAAGTAATGGCTTTAAAAGAGTCTCAAAGAAGTCTTAGACGTTGGACAAAACAAAAATGGACAACAGCTAGTGGTAAAAAATCTAGTGAAACAGGTGAAGTATATGCACCTAAAAAGACTATTGAAAAATTAAAGTCTACTCCTTCAGGTAGAAAGAAACTTGCAGCAGCCACTAAAAAGAAAAGAGCAGCTACAAGAAAAGGTAAGCAACATGCAAAGCATGGGTTACATAAAGGTAAGAAAAGATAATGAAAGAAGGTTATATAACAAGGACTTCCTCAACCATACCTTTTGGATATGAGTTGGATGAAGAGACTGATTCTTTTCTTAGACCTATAGAAGAAGAATTAAAAGTATTAAAAGAAGTTACAGAAGCAGTATTTCATGGTGAAATTAGTCTAGGTATTGGAGTAGATTGGTTAGAGGCAGAGACAGGACGTAAAATGTCTAGACCCGGATTGAAAAAACACGTAGACAAAGTATATGGACGAAAATAAAAATAATTCAAAAAAATACTTGACAAATCCTGATGGGAGTTATATACTAAAGAAAGATGGTACACCAAGGCTTAGACCCGGTAGACCTAAAAATTCAGAGCTATCTGGACTTAAGTTGGCTTTACAAGCAAAAAAGAAGTTAACTAAAAAGAATCAGAAAGTTAAAAAGCTAACAAGAAGTTTAGCTAGAGTCAAGAAAGAACTTGACGAAGAAAAAAAAGTTTTAACATCTAATGTTTTAACTGAGTCAGAAACTAAAAAGTTACCTGACCCTATACAAAAACATATAGATGAAACAGGTTCTTATGTGGCTTTTATGCCTAATGAAGGACCTCAAACAGACTTTCTAGCTGCTGCTGAAAAAGATGTACTTTACGGTGGAGCAGCAGGAGGTGGTAAAAGTTTTGCAATGTTAATAGACCCATTGCGATATTGCCACATACCAGAGCATAGAGCTTTGATACTTAGAAGGTCTATGCCAGAACTTAGAGAGATTATAGATAAATCTCGAGAACTTTATCCTAGAGCCTTTAAAGGTGCTAAGTTTAAAGAAGTAGAAAAGTTATGGCAGTTCCCTAGTGGAGCAAAGATTGAGTTTGGGTTCTTGGAACGAGATGCAGATGTTTATCGTTATCAAGGACAAGCGTACAGTTGGATAGGGTTTGATGAGATAACTCACTTACCTACAGAGTTTGGATGGAACTACTTAGCATCACGTTTAAGAACTACCAATCCAGAACTTAAAACATATCTAAGATGTACAGCTAACCCGGGTGGTGTTGGTGCTGCTTGGGTTAAAAAAAGATACGTAGAACCTGCAGAACATAATAAAAGTTTTATAGGTAAAGACGGTCTTACTAGAAAGTTTATACCAGCTAAGTTACAGGATAATCCATACTTAGCAGAAGATGGTGAATACGAAAGGATGCTACAGTCCTTACCAGCAGTTCAAAGAAAACAACTGCTAGAAGGTAACTGGGACATAAATGAAGGAGCAGCCTTTGCTGAGTTTGAACCTCCGATTCACGTCATACCACCTTTCGAGTTACCGGGGTGGTGGGAAAGAGTTAAAGCAGTAGACTATGGTTATGCTGCTGAAAGTTGTTGCTTATGGGCTGCTATCGACCCTGAAGACAAAACCATTATTATATATAGAGAATTATACAAAAAAGGTTTAACAGGCGAAGCTCTAGGCGACATTATCACCGAAATGGAAGATAATGAAATAAAGTCCATAACTGGTGTACTAGATACAGCAGCTTGGTCAAGGACTGGATATACTGGTCCTACTATTGGTGAAATCTTAGTTAATAAAGGACATAAACTAAGAAGAGCTGATAAGAATAGAATAGCAGGTAAAGCTCAAATACATGAGCATTTACGGATTAATACAAATACTGGAAGACCTAGATTGCAGATATTTAATACATGTCCCAATCTAATTAAAGAACTTCAAAGTCTTCCGTTATCTAAGAGTAACCCTGAAGATGTGGATACTCATGCTGCTGACCATGCTTATGATGCTTTAAGGTATCTAATTATGAGTAGACCAAGAATGGACCATCCTCATGATAGGATGTTAAGAATAAAAGAAGATTTATATAAACCTGCTGACACAGGATTTGGTTATTAGTAGTCTAAAGGACTAAAATTATGGCAGAAGATAACACATTTTTAAATGCTGATAACATCTACGAAGAAGTAGAAGGTGAGTCTGGAAAGAATTTAAACATACCAGAAGACCAACAAAGAAACTTAATAGGTATTATTCAAGGTAGGTTTGCTCAAGCAGAAGATGCTAGAGAAACTGATGAAAGAAGATGGTTACGTGCATACGAAAACTATAGAGGTTTATATAACAAGTCAATAAAATTTAGAGACTCTGAAAAGTCTCGGGTATTTGTAAAAGTTACCAAGACTAAAGTACTCGCTGCTTTTGGTCAGTTAGTAGATGTTATCTTTGGTACAGGTAAATTCCCAATAGGAATTAGTGAAACTAAAATACCTGAAGGTGAAACAAATTACGCACACTTAGATATTTCAAATCCTGTTCCGGGAATAGAAACTACAGAAACTGAAATACCAGATGATATTGGTAATAGAGAAGGTGCTAATATAAATCCTTATGATGTTGGTTATGAAGGAGATGGTAAAACTTTAAAACCCGGTGCTACTTTTTATAATGGCATATTTGAAGATAGTCTTGAAGACCAAGCTGAAGAAGCTGGTATACTTGTAGATGGTGCTAGTCCTGACCCACAAGTATTAGAAATAAGTCCTGCACAAAAAGCTGCAAGACGAATGGAAAAACTTATCCATGACCAAATAGAAGAGTCTAATGGTTCTTCAGAAATAAGAAATGCTTTACTTGAAGCAGCTTTACTCGGTACTGGAATTATGAAAGGACCATTTAATGTAAATAAAAAATTACATAAATGGGACACAGAAGAAGATGGTACAAGAACTTATAATCCTTTAGAAGTTAGAGTACCTAGAATAGAATTTGTAAGTTGCTGGGATTTTTATCCAGACCCTACAGCAACTACTATGGATGAATGTGAATACATTATTCATAGACATAAAATGAATAAGAGTCAGTTAAGGCAGTTACGTAATATGCCTTATTTTGATGAAGATGCAATACGTGCAACAATTCAAATGGGTCCTAATTACGTAGAAAAAGATTTTGAGTATTCCTTAAAAGATGATGCTAGAGCTGATGAAGATTATCAAAGTAACTTTGAAGTTTTAGAATACTGGGGAATCATGGATGCAGAATATGCAAAAGAAGTAGGTATTGACTTACCTGATTCTGTAGATGATTTAGATGAAGTACAAGTAAATGTATGGACATGTGGACATCAAGTATTAAGAGCTGTAATAAATCCATTCACTCCTTACAGAATACCTTATCATGCTTTCCCATACGAAAGAAATCCTTATAACTTCTTTGGTATTGGTGTAGCAGAAAATATGGATGACAGTCAGCAAATTATGAACGGTCATGCAAGAATGGCTGTAGATAATTTAGCAATGGCTGGTTCTTTGGTATTTGATGTAGATGAGTCTGCTTTAGTTGGTGGACAATCAATGGAAATATATCCGGGTAAAATATTTAGAAGACAAGCTGGAATGCCGGGACAAGCTATACACGGTTTAAAGTTTCCTAATACAGCACCAGAGAACATGATGATGTTTGATAAGTTTAGACAACTTGCAGACGAACAAACAGGTATACCTAGTTATTCACACGGACAAACAGGTGTTCAAAGTATGACAAGGACTGCTTCAGGTATGTCAATGTTACTTGGAGCATCAAGTTTAAATATTAAAACAGTTATCAAAAACCTTGATGACTTTTTATTGAAACCTTTAGGTGAAGCTTACTTCCAATGGAACATGCAGTTCTTAGAAGCTAACCTAGACGTTAAAGGTGATTTAGAAGTTAAAGCTACTGGAACAAATAGCTTGATGCAAAAAGAAGTAAGAAGTCAAAGATTGACTATGTTCTTACAAACTGCACAAAATCCTGCAGTTGCTCCATTTGTTAAGATTTCTAAACTAATAAGTGAACTAGCCTACAGCTTAGATTTAGACCCTGATGAAATACTCAATGACCCGGAAGAAGCTGCAATAATGGCACAAATAATAGGAATGCAAAATGCTGGACAAACAATTAGCGAGGAGACTCAACCTCTTGGTGGGCAACAAGGAGCTATGGGAGGCATTCAAGGAACACCTGAACAACCTCAAGAACTTGGAGTTACAGGCACTGGTGGTGGCAACATCGGAATCGGAAATGTTCCGGTTGCAGGGGAAAGTGAATTCTCTGGTACGCCTAGAGCAGTTGGACCTACAGGTTAAAGAAGCATTAAACAGAAAAGAGGAGATATAGTATGTTAAATTTTATACAAACAATAAATGAATGGATAGCTGTAATACCAACTATAGTTATGGGTGCATCTTTAATATGTGCTTTAACACCTACACCAAAAGATGATGCAATTGTAGGAAAAATATATAAAATTTTAGATTGGTGTGCATTAAACGTAGGAAAAGCCAAGGAAAAATAAAATGTTACAAGCTGATAAAGAAAGATATAAAATGGAAAATGGTGGTTCAATGCTTGGAGACCTAGATAAAGATGGAAAACTTTCTGGTTATGAAAAAGCTAGACAAGATGCTATTGAAGAAAACATGAGAGAACAATATGTTATAGGTGGTCTAGCTAGAATATTATCTAAATCAGTAATTAAAAAACTTAAAAATCTTAAAGCTAAAGCAAACAAAATAGATAAAGATGGAAGTTTAAAAAATCCTAAAGATGCTATAAAGTTTCAAGATGAATCTATTAAAGTATACGAAGAATTAATAGATAAAGGATTATCTGCAGATGAAGCTACAAAAGCTTTACAAGATGCATTAAAAATAAAAGTGGGAATGAATGAAGGTGGTCCTATGGATATGGACGACCAAATGATGATGGTTATGACACCACCAATGGAATCTGAAATGGAATCAGACGATGACATGGAAGATGGATACACAAGATTTATAATGGAAGAAGCATTAACAGAAGATGAAGAAGATATGCTTATGTCCAAACTAGAACAAGATGAGGAACTAGCTATGCTATTTGATAAAGTCATAGACGTTGCTCAAGAATTTGCTGGAGCTGGTCCTGTTGAAGGTCCGGGTTCAGGAGTCTCTGACAGTATACCTGCTAGGTTATCTGATGGAGAATTTGTCTTTACTGCAAAAGCTGTAGAAGAAATCGGAGCTGATAAATTAATGGCTATGATGAAAGACGCTGAAGCTAAAGCAGATGAAAGACAACCGCTTCAAACTGGTGGAGCAATAGGAGAAGAAGAAACTATGGCTACTAAAACTCCAATGACTGAACAAGTTATTAGAGTTGAAAAAGGTCCACAGACTGAACAAGTAGGTGTAGGTGGTTCTCTCCTTGATTCTGTACGTGAAGAAGAAAATCCTCTTTATGAGGAAATGGCTTTTAAACGTCCACCGGTACATGGAGCAGGATATGGAAGATAAAGCTACCTGAATTAATTACTCAGCCCTTTATCATAATAATAACCGAAAGGCTACCTTTACAAGAACAAGCCCTGCATAGTCGACAATAGCAGCTACCTTGTTAAACGAAGCCCTGAGTAGGAGAATAGAAAATGACTAATACAGTCCAAAAAGAGGATACGCCAAATCCTTATAATGCAAAAAAATCATGGCACCAAGGTGAAGATAAACCTTTTAAATCTGCAGATGATGGTCTCTTTTTTGAAGAACCAACTGACAGAAATAAATTGTTTGATACCGATGACATAACTGAAGTAAATGCTGAAGGAAGTGTTAGACAAGAAAATTTGGAAATTGAAAAGGATACTCCTTACAAAAAACCAGATTACAAAAAAAGGTATGACGATTTAAAAAAACATTATGATGCAAAACTTAATGAGTTTAAAAGCAGAGAAGAAGAGTTATTAAATCAGGTAAAACAACCTGAATATAAAGCTCCAAAAACTGAAGAAGAACTCGAAAGATTTAAAAATGATTATCCTGATGTTTATGAAGTTGTAGAAACAGTTGCACATTTACAATCGGAGTCTAAAGCAAAAGTTCTAGAAGAACGCCTTAGTAAACTCCAAGAGAGAGAAAATCAACTGATACGACAAGATGCAGAAAAAAGGTTAATGGAAAGACATCCTGATTTTGAAGATATCAGAAACAGTGACGACTTTCATGGTTGGGCAAAAGAACAGCCTAAGTCTATTCAAGATTGGATATACAATAATGCTGACGATGCTGACCTAGCCTCACGTGCTTTAGATTTGTTTAAAAAAGATTTTGGTATTGAACCTACAAAGACTAAGTCATCTTCTAAACAGACTAGACAATCTGCTGCAGATATGGTTTCTACAAAAACTACAAGTGTAGAACCAAAGCAAAAGAAAGTATGGTCTGAAAAGGAGATTGCTGCTATGAGTATAGATGAGTTTGATAGATACGAAAGTGAAATCAGCGAAGCTATGCAAGAAGGCAGAATCGTAAAGTAAACTATATTAATTAACTTAAAGGAGAATGTATCATGGCTCAATATTTTGAACCCGCAACTGATACCGATGCTAACTTTGCTAACTCCGTAAGTGGACAAAATAATAGTTTCTTCCTACCTTCGATATACTCTAAAAAGGTTCTAAACTTCTTTAGAAAGGCATCGGTAGTTGAAGCTATTACTAACACCGACTATGCTGGTGAGATTTCTGCTTATGGAGACTCAGTAAAGATTATCAAGGAACCTACCATTACTGTGTATGATTACACAAGAGGTAGTGACACAACATCAACTAAACTAACAGACCAAGAGATTACATTGGTTGTTGACAGTGCTAAAGCTTTCAAATTCATCGTAGATGATATTGAAACAAATATGTCACATGTAAACTTTAAAGAAGTAGCTTCAAGCTCTGCAGCTTACTCTTTAAAAGATTCATATGACGCTGCTGTACTTTCTACAATGTTCTCAGGCGTGTCTGCTTCATCACCTGACCATGTCATTGGTGCTGATGCTGCTGCTGGTTCTGCTGGTGTAGGCGAAACAACTGCTTCTGTAGACTTAGGTGTTGCTTCTGAAGTTGACCCTCTAGACTTAATGGCTAGAATGGCTAGACTTCTTGACGACCAATCAGTCCCAGAAGAAAACAGATGGTTCGTTGCATCTCCTGATTTTTACGAAGAACTATCACAAAGTGGTTCTAAGTTATTATCAGTAGATTTTAACGCTGGTCAAGGCTCAATCAGAAATGGTTTAGTTTCAAGTGGAAAATTAAGAGGCTTTGATATGTATAAGTCTAATAACATACCTTCAGTTTCAACTGCTACAGGTCAATGTTTAGGCGGACACATGTCATCCACAGCAACTGCTAACACAATTTTATCAACAGAAGTAATTAGAGACCCTAGTTCTTTTGGTGATATTGTTAGAGGTTTACATGTCTATGGTGCGAAAGTACTTAGAGATGATGCTATGGTTAAAGCTTTCTACACAATTGACTAATAATCAATACGGGGAGGTCTTAATTGACCTCTCCAACTTTTAAGACACAGGGAGATAAAGAATGAAAGGCGATTACAAAAACGACATGGGAAATAAAGCTGCTAGAAGAGAATTAAAATATGGTGGCGGTAAAATGTCAAAAAGAAAAATGTATAAGCATGGTGGTAAAGCTATGAAAAATGCTATGCCAAAAGCTAAACCTTGCTAAGATGAAAGTTAAAGCACCTAAAGGTTATCACTGGATGAAATCCGGTAAAACATATAAATTAATGAAACATTCAGGTAAGTTTGTTAAACATAAAGGTGCAAGTTTAACAGCTAATTTTGAGATTCAAAAGGTACATAAAAAATAATGGCTACTACATATCTAGATTTAACTAACGAAGTATTAAGAGAACTTAATGAGATTCCATTAACTGCTGCAAGTTTTGCAGATGCTATAGGATTTCAAAAGTTTGTAAAAGATACTGTTAATAAATCTATATTTGATATAGCTAACGAAGAACCTCAATTACCTTTCTTTTCTGCAGGAGTTAGTGGAGCTACTGACCCTTTCTATGGTAACGTAACTGTAGAAACTGTAGCAGGACAAAGATGGTATACACTTAAGTCTGGTAGTTCTAGTATCACTACTGATTATGCTTCAATAGATTGGGATGATTTTTATGTAACAACAATTAACGTAAGTGGAGAAACAGCTCCTTACGTTTCTAAAGGGTTAAGATTTTTAACTCTTGATGATTGGAAAAGATACTACAGAGATAGCGAAAATGAAGATGATGCTAATGCTCAAAATCATGGAGAACCTAAATTTGTAATTAAGTCTCCAGATAATAGGAAATTTGGACTAAGTCCTATTCCTGATAAAGTTTACAACGTACACTTTTATGCTTTCGTAAGACCCACTGCTTTATCAGCTTATGATGATACAATGGTTTTACCAGAGCAATACAGTAATATTGTAACAGCTAGAATGAGATATTATGTCTGGCAATTTAAAGAAAGTCCACAACAGGCTGCTTTTGCATTGGACGATTATAAGAAAGGAATGAAGTATATGAAATCTAATCTTATGAATCCAGCTCCAAAGTATATGACAGACGATAGAAGATACTTTTAAATTATGGCACGTTCACAACCTTTTACAGTAGCATGTGAAGGCGGTTTAGTTACTGCTTCTAATCAAATTGATTTGCTACGAAGACCCGGTGTAGCTACAGAGTTAGAAAACTTTGAAGTGGCTATAGAAGGTGGTTATAGAAGAGTTAGTGGTTTTACTAAGTTTGGTGAAGGTAGTGCAACTCAACCAACTGGAAGTGCTGATAGAATTTTAGGTGTAATGCCTTATGGTGACGGTGTTATAGCTTGTGCTAGTACTGATATTTATTTTACACTAGACGGAATTACGTGGATGCAAATAAATAAGTTATCTGCCGGTGGTGGTGATGACTATACAACCTTTACAGGTAAAACAGCTACAGCTAGAACCGGACAAGGACAATGTCAGTTTGCATTGTTTGAAGGTGCTGGAGAAGATTTTGGTAGTATTATAATAGCTGATGGAGCTAATAAACCTTGGTACTTTAGAATAGAAGGTACTGGTGATTTAACTACTAGAACATTTTTCACACAAGAAATTACAGTTGACGGTACTAACGGTGTAAAATATATTACATCACATGACCACCACTTAATTGCTGCTGGTGTTGAAGGTAATGAAACTACAGTTTATTATAGCGTACATAATGACCAAGATGATTTTAGTGGAGCTGGTGCAGGAGCTATAACAATATCTGATAAAATAGTAGGTATTAAAGGTTTCCGTACAGACTTATTTGTATTTTGTGAAAATAGTATTCATAAGCTTATAAACATAGACGATAATCAAACTGTAGCAATTGTTTCAGTTGCAGAAAATATAGGATGTTTAAGTGGCTATAGTATTCAAGAGATTGGCGGTGACTTAATATTTTTAGCACCGGATGGATTAAGAACAGTCGCTGGTACAACAAGAATTGGTGACGTAGAGTTAGGAACAGTTAGTAAAGCTATACAACCTATAATGAGGGAAGTAGCTGAAAACATTAATAACTATCAAATAACAAGTATAGTATTAAGAGAAAAGTCACAGTACAGATTATTTTACACTAATGTAAATGCTGTAGCTGCAGGACAAAAAGGAATTATAGGAACACTAAGACCAAACGGTTTTGAGTGGTCAGAAACAAAAGGAATAGAAGTAACAGAAATAGGTTCAGGATTTGATGTCACAGGAGTTGAAAGATATTATCATGGGAATAATTCAGGTTATGTGTTTATACATGATTCAGGTAATGATTTTGACGGAACTGATGTATTAGCAAGATATGCTACACCAGACTATGATTATGGTGATTTAGGAACTTTAAAAACTTTACACTATTTAAAAGTTTCAATAACAGCAGAAGGATTGGTTACTCCAGAAGTTCAAGTTAAGTTTGACTATAACAGTGGAGACGTACCACAACCTAGAAATAATTTTTCATTAGGTACAGTTAATCCTCCATCAATATTTGGTAGTGCTGTATTTGGAACAAATATATTTGGTGCATCAGCATCACCTATGTTAAGAACACCATTACAAGGAAGTGGAACTTCAAATAACTTTACGGTGATTTCAAACGATAATAAAGCACCATACAGAATTAATGGTTTATATGTAGATTACATACCTTCAGGTAGGAGATAAAAACAATGGCAGGTTATATAAGACAAAGTACATTCGTAGATGGCGATACAATTACTGCTGCATTATTTAATAACGAATACAATCAGTTAGTCAATGCATTTAGTAATACATCAGGTCACAAACACGATGGTACAACAGCAGAAGGACCAGTAATAGGTCTGATTGGTGATGCAGGTGAGACATCTCCAAACAACAAAGTATTAATAGATACTACCAATAACTATATAGAATTTTATGTTGAAGTATCTTCAGCACCTGTACAACAATTATATATTGCAGATGGAGCTATTATTCCTGTCACAGATAGCGACATTGACCTAGGTACAACAAGTTTAAGATTTAAAGATACTTATACAGATACAGTCACAACAACTGGTAACGTAAGTATCGGTGGTGATTTAACCGTTACAGGTAGTGCTACTATTTCAGGTAATCTTACCTTTGGTGATGCAGATACTGATAGTATTAACTTAGCTGCTGAAATTGATTCAGATATTATTCCTAACACTGATGGTACATATGACTTAGGAAGTGCTACAAAAGAATGGCAAGACCTTTACATTGATGGTACAGCTAACATAGATAGTCTTGTAGCTGATACAGCAGATATAAATGGTGGTACGATAGACGGTGCTACAATAGCAACTTCAGATATAACTGTAGGAGCTGGTAAAACTTTAGACGTTTCATCAGGCACTTTAACTTTAGCAGATGACCAAATTTCAGGTGATAAAGTTGAAGGTGGTACAATAGCTGCAACAACTATAACAGATTTAACTTTTGGTAGTCTTAACGATGGCACTATAACTATAACAGCTTTTGCAGATGAAGATGATATGTCTTCAAACTCTGCAACGCTTGTACCAACTCAACAATCTGTAAAAGCTTATGTAGACTCTCAGGTGACTGCACAAGATTTAGACATTACAACAGATAGTGGAACTATTGCAATTGATTTAGATAGTGAAACTTTAACTGTATCAGGAGGTACAGGTCTTGATAGTTCTGCAACAGGTAATGCAGTTACTCTTGCAATTGATAGTACAGTAACAACTTTAACAGGCACACAGACTTTAACAAATAAAACCCTTACAAGCCCTGTAATCAATACAGGTGTATCCGGTACAGCTTTCCTTGACGATGATACTTTTGCAACTGCAACAGCAACTACATTAGCTTCTTCAGAATCTATTAAAGCTTATGTAGATACTACAGTTGCTGCAACTAATGAAGTTGTTGAAGATTCTACTCCACAGTTAGGTGGCGATTTAGATTTAAACTCTAATGACATTATAGGTACAGGTAATATTAATAATACCGGTACGATTACTACTGATGGTTTGACTGTTGATGGTACTAATGGTGCTTATACAATAGGTTCAACTGGTAACGATTTTTATTACGGTCGCAATGGAACTAATTATCACATAGCAAATACTACTAACGGTGCTTTTAATTTCTTAACAGGAGCTAGTTCTGCTAATAGGCTTAACATTGCCAACAACGGAGACATCTCCTTCTACGAAGACACAGGAACAACTGCTCAAATGACTTGGGATGCTTCTGCAGATGCTTTAACTTTTACAAATAATACAAAAGCAGTCTTTGGAGCTGGTTCAGAGTTAGAGGTTTACTTTGATGGTTTTACTGCTTGGTTTGATAATACAGATTCTGTAACAAAAGATACACAAATTAAAGTAAAAGATGGTGGTTATATCAGTCTTAAAGCTGGTAGTGATAATATGATTCAAGCTGCAGGAAATTCCAATGTCAGTTTATACTACGATGGCTCACCTAAACTAGCCACAACGTCAACAGGGATAGACGTAACAGGTACAGTTGTTTCTGATGGTTTGACTGTTGATGGCAATGCTCGTATTGAAGAACTAGGTGCTATTGCAAAATTAACACTTGAACGTGGTGGTTCACAAAACAATGCTGATAGTGCAGCAGTTGATTTAATTGAGA